AGTCTAGTACTGGAAAGACTTTCTTTTCTCTCGCTGTGGTTAAGAATTTTCTTGATTCTAACCCCGATGGTTATTGTCTCTACTTTGATACTGAAGCCGCTGTTAACAAATCCCTACTTGAGTCTAGGGGTATTGACCTCACTCGGTTAGTTGTTGTTAATGTAGTTACTGTTGAAGAGTTCCGTAGTAAGGCACTCAAAGCAGTAGACTTATACTTAAAAAAACCTGAAGATGAACGCAAACCCTGTATGTTTGTGCTAGATTCTTTAGGAATGCTTTCCACAGAGAAAGAGATTACTGATGCACTGAACGATAAGCAGGTTCGGGATATGACCAAATCTCAACTTATCAAAGGTGCCTTCCGTATGCTCACACTCAAGTTGGGTCAGGCAAACATTCCTATGATTGTTACAAATCACACCTACGATGTCATCGGAGCATATGTACCTACTAAAGAAATGGGCGGCGGCAGCGGTCTCAAGTATGCAGCAAGTACAATCATCCATCTCTCAAAAAAGAAAGAAAAGGATGGAACAGAAGTGGTCGGCAATCTTATCAAAGCTAAGACTGCTAAGTCGCGTTTAAGTAAGGAGAATAAAGATGTTACGATACGTCTTTATTATGACGAGCGTGGTCTTGATCGTTATTACGGTCTTCTTGAGCTCGGTGAAATCGGCGGTCTCTGGAAGAACGTCGCAGGACGCTATGAAATGGATGGAAAGAAAGTCTATGCTAAAGCTATCCTCAAAGAACCAGAAACCTACTTTACCCCAGAGGTAATGGAAAAACTAGATCAAATTGCAAGGAGTGAGTTCAGTTATGGAGAAGGTTGAGTTCCTTGTATTAAAGAACTTAATCAACAATGAAGAATATCTGAGGAAGGTTGTTCCCTTCCTCAAAGGTGAATACTTTGAAGAATTCAAATATAAGATTGTCTTTGAAGAAATTTCTTCTTTTGTTAATGAGTATAATGAATGCCCTACTAAGGAAGTTCTAAAGATTGAAACTGAAAAGAGAAAGGACATCAACCAAGATTCCTTCAATGAGATTAGTAATCTGATTGATCATTTGGATGAGATTCCTGTTGAGTTTGAGTGGTTAGTCAGTACCACAGAGAAGTGGTGTCGGGATAGGGCAATCTATCTTGCACTGCTTGAGTCCATTTCCATTGCTGATGGTGGCAATGACAAGAAAACACCAGATGCCATTCCATCTATTCTTTCAGATGCACTGGCAGTAAGTTTTGATAATCACGTTGGTCATGATTATCTTGAAGACTACGAACTCAGATATGAGTCTTATCACAGAAAGGAGGATAAAATTGAATTCGACCTTGAATATTTCAACAAAATCACGAAAGGTGGTCTACCTAACAAGACTCTTAACATCGCGCTTGCTGGTACTGGCGTCGGCAAGTCTCTATTCATGTGCCACCAAGCTAGCTCCGTGCTGTTGCAAGGGAGGAACGTTCTCTACATTACAATGGAGATGGCAGAAGAGAAAATTGCTGAGCGAATTGACGCAAACCTCTTGAATGTTAATATTCAGGACATCACTGATTTACCCAAAGCAATGTTCGAAAGCAAGGTAAATAACCTTGCAAAGAAGACTCAAGGCACCCTAATTATTAAAGAGTACCCTACAGCATCAGCACATAGTGGACACTTTAAGTCACTTCTTAATGAACTTGCACTTAAGAAGTCATTTAAGCCTGATATTATTTTCATTGATTACCTTAATATATGTGCTTCCTCGCGGTATCGCGGGAACAGCACTGTCAATTCATATAGCTATATTAAAGCGATTGCAGAGGAGTTACGAGGGTTGGCTGTTGAGGCAAACGTCCCTATCGTTTCTGCCACGCAGACCACTCGCTCTGGTTATGGTAGCAGTGATGTTGAGCTTACTGATACTAGTGAGTCCTTTGGTCTCCCTGCTACTGCTGATCTTATGTTTGCCCTTATTTCTACAGACGAGCTTGAAGACTTGGGACAAATTATGGTGAAGCAGTTGAAGAACCGCTACAATGACCCCACCATTCATAAGAGGTTTATTGTTGGTATTGACCGTGCCAAGATGAGACTGTATGATTGTGAACAGTCTGCTCAGAGCGATCTTCTTGACAACAAGAAAGAGGAAGAGTATGATTATGAAGAATCACAAAAACCCAAGAAATCATTTGACGGATTTAAATTCTAATGGGACTAAAACTTAGAGAAAATACAGAGATCCAAGTAAGAGACACAGATGGTGTCTACTATGTGGTTCTCAATGAAGACGGTTCTGTCCGCTGTCATTGTGGATTAGAATCTGATGCTGTGATGATGTCACAGATGAATCCTGGGTGCTACTACAGAATTGCACACTATCCAGATCCTCCTAAAGTTGTAAATGTTTCCTCTCAAGAAATGGAAGCAGACAAACAACTTAACCCTCAAAATATTTTACCTGAATCTGAATTACAACCTTTGAACCTATGACACAGAATGTTGATTTTGAAAAATACAAGAACTTCGTCAATGAAGTCACTTCTAAAGAAAGCAAAGATTACTCGCATTTCACTGCCCGTCTCTTTGAACTTGAGAAAGAAGGTTTTCACTCCGAGCGACTGCTTACTGCTGCTGTAGGTATGTCTGCTGAAGCAGGTGAATTCACTGAAGTTGTAAAGAAGATTGTCTTTCAAGGCAAACCAGTAAACAATGATAACCTGTTCCACCTGAAGCGTGAACTGGGTGACATCATGTGGTATGTGATGCAAGCCTGTATTGGTCTTGATGTTTCTCTTGAAGAGATTGTTGAGATGAATGTTGAAAAACTGTTGTCTCGCTACCCTGAGGGCGCCTTTGATGTTCACTTCTCTGAGAATCGTAAGGAAGGTGATGTGTGAGTAAGTTTATTATTTTCACACAAAATATCAGAAAACTATTTGACAAGTACGAAGTATGAAAAATGTAACTATTGAAATGCCTCTCCGTTCTGCAGCTGCAGTTCGTCAAGTTCTTTATGAGGCACAGAAAGGATATGGTAGTGAGCATGTTCCTGAGCGTGTCTTTGAGATTCGTGAAGTGATTACTGACCTTGATGATTCAATTACACAGGTGCTAGAAAATGAAACTACTGACTCTTGAAGACTACCAAAAAGCAGGTGAAGAATTTTGGCCTAAGTATTGGTATATTGCCAAAGAACTGGGCGAAGGCGCAAAACCTGAGGACATTCTAAAAGTAATGGAAGCAGTCGGTGGTGTGGCACTGAAACTAGCACTGGAAGAAAAAGAATTACCTTTTGGGTTCAATAAGAAGAAGGAAGAAGAATAATGGCAACCATCTGGAATTATACAGTAGTCTTTTTCCAGATGGTTCTAGTGCCTTGTATTACTGTGCCAGCAAATTGGGAACATTGTAGTAAGATTGATCAATGGTTGATTCCAGACATTCAACAAGGGGTTGAGATTTACTTCAATCCCTCTTCAATCTATGCAGAAGAAAGGAAATATCTTGAGAATATAAATAAAGAAAGGAAATAATATGCATTAGAGACATGTCTGCAGAGATGCGTAGTTTTATGGAAGCATACAGTGCTGTCCATAACACAGAAGTAAAAGAGAATCTTGATAAGGGTAGAGATTCAATCAGTGAGATGAACCTTTCTCAACTGACTGATGTTGACCTTTGTGAGATTGCAGAGGAAATTCTGGAAGTAATGTTTGCTGAAGGAAAGACAGTTGCTGAGTGCCAAGCAATTGTTGAAGGTATTCTTCCTTCAAGCACCAATCCTGGCAGACAAGCAAAGATTGAAAGACTGAAGGAAACTTTTGAGAAGGTCTTTGGTAGAGTTAAAGAGAAGTCAGCAAGAACTGCTGTTGAGTCCTATGCACTGTATCGCAAAGGTAAGTCACTTCAAGACAACTGGAGTCGCAAGTTCAGCCATGAGAATGGCAATGTAAGACTCCATAACAGCCTGGTTGTAGAAGATAGAGCAGGTGTCAAGAATGGTCTTCTGAAAATGGTTGAGGCAAAGAAAGGTGATGGCAACCTTGCCAACAACTATCCTCCATATGATAAAGTAACTAGAGGAGATGTTATTGCTGGTGCAACTGGTAAGGACCAGCTGGGTGGTAAGAACATCAGAGGCAATGATTCTGCAGAGCAGAAGAAGCGTCTTGAGAAGAAGCGTGGCATGAAACTTGATGATCATCCTCAGTTCAAGGAGGAACTTGAAGCAACTGGCAAGTTCACTGCACAAGAAATTGAGGCAATTATTAAAAATCTCTGAGGTTTGATGAATGGCTGATACTGCTAATTTTGAAGCTGCAACAATTGCTTCTTATTATCAAGCCATAAACAATGGACAATCAACATCTCCTGGTGTAAGTCCAGAGATGACAGAATCTATGGATCAAGAGTATCCAAGAATGTCTAGTGAATGGCGTGAGGGCATTTTGCTTGGAACAGATGCCCTTATGAAATATATCGGACATAGACCTGGAACAAAGGATACCTCTTGGCTTTATGCACACTATGATGGAAGAGTGAAGACAATTCCAGATTCTTCCCAGACAGATATAATCAATTACATATGGGATTCATTTACAAGAGAACAAAAAAAGTTATTTTCTAATAAAAAGGACTCTTGGAATACTGCTGATGTTTACATGGTGAAGAAGGCAGATAATGCTCAAATAAAAAAGGATGTTGATAATTTGAGAGAAACATTTGCAGATCTTGATCCTGAAATTTATGTTGGGACTGTGAATAGATATATGTCCCAAAGATTGAATGCAAAGATATTGCTCCCAATATCTCTAAAACAAAAGACCAGAGGTGCTGATGTAAAGGTTACACCAACAAACTTAGAGTTGGGTCCTGATGGATTAGAAGTAATATCTGGTTCCATTGAAACTCCTATGAAAACAGTTATGGATGTAACTGACAGGGGTGGTATTGATTTTGCTGGAAACTCTTTGAGATTTGCTGCAAGGTTTGAAGCAGGGGCCTATGCTAAAAAGTATAGTTGGGAGAGTAAAGGTTCAAGTAAAACAGCTGATGCTACTGAACCAAGAGATTTAGTTTTAAACAATAAAGGAAAATATACAACAGCAACTGCAAGAAATGGTTCTATTCCTGGACCAAAGATGGAAGAGTTAGTGAAAAAATATACAGGGGAAGATATCAATCACAATATTCCCATGACAAGAAAAATGAATGAAACTGAAATAAAATATTGGGAAAGTTATATTGAAAAGATTGTTTCAACAAATAATAGAAACGTTCCTATTGATCTTGGTACATTTAAAATATCTGGAAAAGTTGTTACTCCAAAGAATTTTATTAGAAATATTGCCCTAATGGATCAGGGCAAACCTGGAAATAAAAATATGGATCAAAAGATAAGAGCAAAGTTGAGACATCTTAGATATATCAAAATGTTTTTTGAAGCAGACAAGAAAGGACTTTTGGGTGAATTGATTTCACATGCTTACTTCCTATCATCTAAAATGAACATCAGTCAGGAAGATTTGGCAGGACCTTTCATCAAGGTTCAATAGATTGACAACCACCCCCTGATCTGCTACAATATTCCCATATCTGTGTATGACTATGATTGACCTGAGGACTGGTAACTGCATTGAGCTTGCAAAGGGTCTTGAGGATAATTCCATCAACTGTACTGTGACTTCTCCTCCATACAACAAGTGTGGTGTTGGTGGTGGATTGTTTCGTAAAATTGAGTATGCTGCTTTTGATGACACTCTCCCGGAGGATGAGTACCAAGAGCAGCAAATTGAACTGTTGAATATTCTCTTTGACAAAACTAAAGAAGGTGGTTCTTTGTTTTATAATCACAAAGTTAGGTACTTCAAGGGAGGTGCTATTTCCCCATGGGAGTGGCTGACCAAGACCAAGTGGAACATCAGGGAAGAGATTGTTTGGAATCGTGGTAGTGGTCCTGAGATCTCTGGTTACAGGTTCATCCAAACTGATGAAAGGATCTTCTGGTTGTGTAAGGGTGCCAAGCATCCACGTCTTCCAAGACGTTATGCTGAGTGGAGCAGTGTGTGGAAGTTTGCTCCTGAAATGAAGAATCCCCATCCTGCTCCCTATCCTATTCAACTTCCTACCAGGTGCTTAGCAGCAGTAATGCAAGAACCTGGAATTGTGTTGGATCCTTACAGTGGGTCTGGAACCACTGGTCTTGCTGCTAAACTATTGGGACATGACTACATTGGGTTTGACCTTTCAGATGAGTATCATGAGATGGCAAGGAAAAGGATTGCTGAACCATCTAAGAGTGACCTGAAGAAGTTCAATGAAGAAACTGGACTTGCCCCTGAAACTGATACTGATGTATTCAGTTTGGCAGGTTCATAAATATTTCTAATTGGAATAGTATTACCATATACACATGAAGTCTTTTCTGGGTTTTCTTGCTGAAGTATCTAAGTCTCAAGCAGCACTTCAGGCAGAGCGTATGAAGCTGACCAATGATGGTCACGGTCAGTGGTATGATGAAAAGGGAAATCTTGTAGCTAGAACTGTAGCAGGAAAACTAGAATTTTTTGACAAGAAGCAAGCAAAGGCAGAAGAGGAACCAGCACAAAGACAAGCAGAAAAACCAGAAGAAGGCACTGAGAAGAAAACCTCTGCTGCACCAGAAGTAGAAGCACAGGATGATGAGTTTGGTACATTTGCTGATGGTACACCAAGAAGAATGTCTCCTCCTACCAGAGCAGATGGTAGTCCAAAGGAAGATCTTGGACCTCTGACTGTTACCTTTGGTAGATTCAATCCACCAACTGTAGGGCACCAAAAACTTTTGGATGCTGCAAAGAATGCAGCAGGTAAAGGTGCATTAAAGATATACCCATCTAGATCTCAAGATGCAAAGAAGAATCCATATGATGCTGATGAAAAAGTAGAGGTGATGAAACAAATGTTCCCAGATCATGCTGGAAGCATTGTTAATGATCCCAATGCAAAGACTATTTTTGATGTTTTAAAGCAGGCACATCAAGATGGATATTCAAGTGTTAAGATTGTGGTTGGTGGTGATAGAGTCAAGGAGTTTGAAAAACTCTCTGGAGACTACAACGGCAAACTTTATGACTTTAGTGATGTTGCAACCGTATCTGCTGGAGAAAGAGATCCCGACTCTGGGGGTGTGGAAGGAATGTCGGCATCCAAGATGAGAAAAGCAGCAGCAGATGGTGACCTTGCAGAATTCAGAAAGGGTTTGCCTGACAACATTGATGATAAGACTGCTAAGCAGATGATGAATACCATCAGAAAGAAAATGAAGGTTTCTGAGGGTTGGAATCTCTGGGAGATTGCTCCTAAATTTGATTGGAAGAATCTGAGAGAGAACTATGTCACTGGTAAAATCTTTAAAGTTGATCAACTGGTAGAAAATCTCAACACTGGTTTAGTTGGCAAAGTAATCCGTAGAGGGACCAACTATCTTATTTGTGTGACTGAAGATAACATCATGTTCAAGTCTTGGATCAGAGACCTTTGTGAATATACAGAAGTCAAGATGGATAGAAAGAAGAGAACACCAAAGAAACCCAATACACTTGTCGGAACTGGTGGTTACTTTAAGTATGTTGCTGACATGACACCTGGATTCGAAAAAGGTGACAAGACAAATATTCAACCTGGAGGCAAACCATACAAGGGTCCAGCAAGGAATATCAAAGAATTCATAAATAAATACAAGAAAAAGAGTATCTAAAATAGGGTCATGATCAATCCTCTGAATGAGTTGTCTGCGGTATACCTGCAGAATATTGCAGAAGAATCGCCTGAAGAGCAATCGCAGAAGATCACTCAGATTGTAAAGGCAATCAGATACAGAGCACGCAAAGAGGGTGTAGAAGTCTCAAAGGCATATAATGATTATATTGGATCTGTTCAAGCAACTGCTACCGAAAGGCAGACAGTTAAGGAGAAACTTGGTCTGACTGGTGGATCTACTCATAAAGAAGAGGTTGAGATCGAAGAGTCGGGTGTAGGATATGAGGCAGGCAAACCTGCTACAAAGATGGGCGCAGTATCTGGTATCTCTAAGTCTGAGCAAGAGGCAGCAAGAGAAAGAATCAAGGCAAAGATGGCTGCCAGAAAGAAAATGAGATCTGGCAGTCCTATTGCTCAGGCACTCAAGACAGACGATAAGATCATGGATCTTCATAAGGAAGAGACCGCTGAGGAGATTGCAGAGAGAAAGGGTTACTCAAACTGGAGATCAGACCTGATTGAAGTCATTGATAACTCTTATGATATTTCCAGTTCACAAGCAAAGACTAGTGATGCGTCAAGAGAAAAGATTAAAGACAAAAAGGTCAACAATAAAGTTATTATCAATCCTCCAATGAAGGAAGCGATTGAAGAACTTGGTGGCACTCTTATTGAAATGTCTGAGGTTGAAGAAGGCATTGGAATGACCATGGCTAATGCTATGGGGAATCCTCCTGTTCTCAGCAAGAGAATGAAAATCAAACAGTCACTTCTCAAGAGAGAGGTTGATAAGAACACTGAAAAGAATAAGATGAAGAAGTATAGTGGAAAAGCAGCATCTGAAGAGCAGACGGAAGAAGTAGATCAAAAACAGATGCAGCAGATTCAAAGAAGACAAATTCAACTGGATCGCAAGAAGCTGCAACTGAAGCAACAAGCAGCAAGACAGGGACAAGAGACTGCTTCGGATTCAACGATTACCTCTGAGGGAATTGAGCATA